TTTGACAAATATACAAATAAAAAAATTATACATCTTCCCAATTATCTGATATATCTTCCCAAAATTCAAAGACATTATCCCAAGTTTTTCCCTCACTAGGATCAGTGACTGTAAATACACCAGTTAGGTTTATTTCTAAGTTAAAACTATTAGCAGTTTCAAACTCAGCTGTCTCATCAACCGAGTTAATAAACCCCTCACCTCTAACTATTAATTTAGGATTTACATTGTCTTTAAAATAGAAAGTTGCTTTTTGTTTAGTTAACACCATATCGGCTAACTGCTCAAAACTTAATGTGTCAGAATAGTCAGTTAAACACTCACAGCTTAAAGTACCGGATTTAACACCTGGTATAACCTCTTGCCAACCTAAACTTTCTTTAGTTGTAGCATCTGGTAAATCTACATTGATATTAAAGCTAGTACTTTTAGAATGCCCTATAACTGTTGTATCTTTTAACAACAAAAAACTAGTGGCATTTATAACTGCCATTTTACTTTTCTTCTAAAGGAGTGATTTCGCCAGTATCAATATTTAAAGAACCTTTGCCATATTTATCCTCAATCTCTTTAACTTTTTCTTGTTGCTCTTTAGATGCTTCACTAAATGCATCAACAAGTTTGTCTAATGAATGATATGCAATATATCTTAAACCAATTTCAGTTGCAATTTGGTTTGGTTTTGCTATTGATTGTTTTAATTCTTGTAATTCTTTTTGTTCTAGTTTGCTCATTATTTATTTATTTAATTATTATTATTAATCCCAATCTGGGTGCAAATATTCATTTACTGGATTTTTTATTAATTCAATTTGATTATCTAAATTAATTTTCATTTCTTCAACATTATATGCATTATCAAGCCAACCAACCACATCGTTTTTAGTTAAATCTTCATAAGGTATAAATGTATTTTCTGGATTATATTTAACTGACAAACAACCTATTGAACTTGCTGATATAGGTTCCTCAGAATCATCTGTTGCAATATAGGTCCAATGAATGGTGTAAATTACATTATTTAAACCATCTTGTTGTATTTTAGCATCAAGTTGATTTATTTTCCAAGTATATGTATTTGCCATAGTATATTTTTTACAAATTTAAACAAAATTTTAACAATTACCTACTGATAATATTGCACCATTGTTACCAATTTGAATCCATTTACCAGTTGCTGTCGGAAAATTGTCATTTGTATAAATTGCATAATAACCATTAGCTGGATGTGCTGATCCACTTATTGTCGTATATGCTGTATAAGTTCCGCCACCAGAACTAGGTACTAAATTATTTACATCAGTATGAAAATAAGGACCCTCAGGTATTGCGGCGGCACATGCATTATTTGAACTGCTACTAGAATAAACATACATAAATGCTGTTCTAGTTACATTTTGATTATATTGGCTAAATTCAGAAAATTGTAAAGGATTCTCCCCATCTGGTCGGTTTTCAATAGGATTTAAGGTATTAACGGCTGGATATGAATTACCAGAACCACTTGAGTTTCCTCCACTTATTCTTTGTAAATCTGACATATAAATAGGTGGAGTTATTGTATAACTAGAATCATAACCAGCACCAGTTCTCTCTCTAGCTGTTTTAAGCATTGTTATTTCATCAGTTGCTATATTAGGGCATGCCATTATTTACAATTACATTTACAATTACACTTTTTTAATTCCTCGATCTCGGCTTTTAATTCTTTAATTGCTTCAATAAATACACCAGCCATATTACCATATGCAACTGAATATTTACCTTTGTCATCTTGACTAACAACCTCTGGCAGCACATCTAAAACTTCTTGAGCTATAACCCCAACTTTAGTTGATTTGTCATCAATGTCTTTTCTAGTGTATGTAACACCTCTTAATTTAGAAACTTTTTCTAAAGCATTATCAACAGTATTTATATTTTCTTTTACTCTTTTATCAGAAAACGCAATTACATCACTAGTAGCTCTTATATCACCAGTTACATCCAAAATATAACCAGGATTGCTATTTGCAATACCTACTCGACCTTCTGGGTTTATAACTAATCTACTAACAAGAGTTCCACCAGTGCTTGTGTTTGGTGCTGTTTGTAATGCTATTGCTCCGCCCCAATCTGATCTAAAGTCATATGCTATAATCCCAGCAAGATTGTATTCACCAGTATTTGGGTTAGTTGCAGAGTTATGTTGATTTGTAAATCTTAAAAGCGCTCCAGAGCCAGTTCCATTATAATCACCAGACAATCTTAATCTTTCTTGAGCAGTTGCATTACCCCCAGATAAAGGTCCAATGTGTAATTTAGTTTTTGCATCATTTATATTTATACCTACATTCCCACCATCTCTTTGTATATATAAATCTCTAGCAGTTCCACTTTGTGTTCTTGATTGTATTACAGCACCACTTCCAGTTTGACCGCCAAATCTAATTTGACCACTATCATTTCCTATAACAGTATGCCATACATCACCACTTCTATACACTACAAGTGGTGCATCATCTGGATTTGTTTTTCCAATTCCTACGTTTCCATCAGTTTTTATAACGATTTTAGAATTACTGCCTACACGAGAACCATTATTTATCGTAAAAGCGTTTGAATTAGATGTGTCTGTTCCAATAGTCCAATCCGTAGAAGTATTAAAATAAATACCAGCATCATAACCCGCATTATTTCCAATTCTTACATAAGTATCTGAACCTGCACTTGAAACGTGAAGTTTATCATTAGGCGAAATAGTTCCAATTCCTACGTCGCCAGTTCTTAAAACGCACATTTTCTCAGAATAAGTAGTGCCATTATAAGTACCCATACTCAATCTACCATAAGTGCCAGTATCTGAAAAGTAAATATTATGCTCATATGGTCCGCCTGACATATCTGTACCTAATCCCATCCAGGCATTTGGATCAGAATCTAATCCATAGGTTTGTATTCTAGGTCCACCATAATAAGCACCACTAACCATAAATGCTGGTGTAGCAGCATTAACTTTAGCTACTGTTAATCTATAATCTGGAGATGTGTCACCGATTCCAACATTACGAGTAGAGCCATCAAAAAAAGCAATTTGATTTTGTTTTCCATCACCAATTCTAAAATCTCTAAAATAAGTTGTCCCACCTTGATAACCTTGATAATTAATCCAAAAATCAGTATTATCAGCATTTTGATTATAACCACTTTGTAATTGATTAGAAATTAATCTTCCAACACCACCTGACCATTGAATTGAACTTTCTACTGTTAAATCACCAGAATTGCTTAAACGCATTTTTTCTACATAAGAACCATCAGTTTCTAATCTGTAACCAAAACTTATATTTCCAGTCGTTCCATTAGAGCTTGTTGTAAATATACTTAATTCTCTAGATGAACCTGACAAGTCAATACCAAATCCTGACCTAATTACACCAGATTCATAAACATATAGTTTTTGTCCTCCAGTATTGCCTAAACTTAATAATGCGTTTGGATTGTTTGTACCAATTCCAATTCGACCACCATCTCTTTGTAAATATAAATCTCTAGATGTGCCAGCTTGATTCATTGATTGTATTACAGCACCAGAGCTAGTTTGACCGCCTATTCTTAATTGTCCAGTATCATTTCCTATTATTGTATGCCAAATATCGCCAGTTCTATATACAACTAAAGGAGAATCTGGGTTGGGTTTTCCAATTCCCACGTTACCATTAGTATCAATTTTTAAAGATGCTGTTCCACCATTATAAAATATATATGATTGATTATTACTAGCATCGTTTATTAATTGAAAACCATTTGAAACTCCATATATAGCATTTATTAGTGTACTATCTGCTGAACCACTTGCTAAAACACTACGAATAAATCCATTGTTTTTAAAAGAAACAGAGCCAGCAGTATCAATCGTTGTACCTCCTACAATAACGTTTCCTCCAGATGTTATATTTAAAAGATTAGCAGCATCGTGGGTTTTAAAAGACAGCATATCTGAATTTGAACCTAAAACACCCATAAACCAATCTCTCGAGTCGTTAGCTATTTTTATATAAACATCAGCGTTTAAACTCGCATCTCTAATATGTAATTTTTCTGCAGGCGAATCAACTCCAATTCCTACGTTTCCATTTCTTAATGTTAAATAATCATAACTATTTGTAGTGTCTTTAATTACTAAAGCATCTCCTGTTACATTAGCTATACCATTTTGAAATTGAAAGGCAGCTCCTGAACCATATTTTAATTCTAAAGTAGAAGCTCCTGCTGTTGGCACTTCTACATGCAACTTAGCACTTGGCGTACCAGTTACTCCTATTCCTACACTTCCTGCAAAAGTTGCGTTTTGGGATGTGTCTAATACTAAAGCTGTGTTTGCTGTAATTGAAGTACCACCAGAACAAAATCTTAGTTCATCTTGAGATTTAATATACATTTTTCTACTAGTACCAGTATTGTAAACATAAGTTGCACCTTGCCAATCCACTCCAGTATAACCAGAACCAATTGAGCCAACAACAATTCTGTCATCGTTGTCATTTAACAACTGCATTTCATTATATCCAGCTGATGTAGTGTTTTTTAATTTAATAGTTACAGAACTTGTAGTTGATTGAGTTGTATTGTTGTATTTAACGTATTGACCATCCAAAGTGGTAGTAATATCACTAGCAACCTCAGCGCCAGTTCTATATTTTATTACCCCACTATCACTAACTAAGAATTTATCTGTATCTGTTGTTGCATTTGCTATTGTAGTAAATGTGCCAGTAGTTCCAGAAATTGCAGCTCCAGATATATTACCAACAAAAGTACCTGATCCATCACTATTATTTAAACGAATCATTACACTATTAGTTTCACCACCAACATTGGTTTCTATTGCTCCAGTTACTGAACCTTGTCTAGTAAAATCAAAACTATTTGTGTTGTTGTTATGCCATATACCCCATGATGTAAAATTTTCTTTATAAATCCAAGGTGAAGATTCACCTGATGCTGGATTTACTGATCTTAAAAATACTGGGTAAGTTGTACTAGAATCAGCTTGCATTCTTATACCCTCAGCACTTGAGCCACCATCCATTTGTAAAGCAATACCATCTTTTGTGCTTGTAATAGTATTGATAAAAGTAACTTCACCAGTTCCATAAATCCTAATTAAATGATCAGAGTTCCAATGTCCAAGAGATATATAGTTAGTATCACTAGCATCAGCATCCCAATTATATCCAATATATCCAGAGTTTTTTGTATTACCCTCCTTGCCAAAAACAATAATATTTGTTTGACCACTTGTAAGATTTGCTCCAAATGCTTCGATACTATGAATAAATGAATTACTAGCTGTATTGTCAATTGCAAGTGTTGGTGTATTACCTAAACCTGAGCTTGTCATAGTAACATCACTTAAAAACTTAGATTCACCATCGATAAATAATTGACTAGCTGTTGAATCCCATTTTATACTAGCATCATTAGATGTGTCATTTCCGAAATATAGTTTTAGATCATCAACCATTTGAATTGACTTACTATAAATAACTCTTTGAACACCGCCATCTAGTCGCATATATTCTGTTAAACCAACTGGATCGGAACCATTATCTAATTGGAATTTTATATCGCCATCATCAACAAATGAATTAAATATTAAATCACCAGAGTTTATTCTAACTATATTATTAGTAGTATGATATATTTTTAAATCTGAACTATTACCAAAAGTTAATTCTGAATCATCTGTAAAGTTTACATCTCTGTCAATTTGATTAGGCACATCATTTGTCCTCATTATCGCTGAAACAACAATATTCCCATCTGATGATGTACTTACTCTACCTACTTGCCCAACATTTTGAATTAAATGATTATTTGCTGTTGGTTTAGTTGTTGTTAGTGCTGAACCAGAACTTCCCCCAGGTTTTACAAAAAGCGTATCATTTTCTGTTGGGGTTACTCCATCTATTGGAGATGTAACTAAATTTTTTAATTTCCCTGTTACAATTGCAGTACCCTCACCATTATTAGCTAAATTTTGAGTCAGTAAACCAATGCATGGCATTTTTGACGAATCGCTTGAATCACATAAACCTACTTCTAATCTTTCTGATGCGCCAACACTCCCAACAATATATACAGGGTCCCCTTTCACTAAAGAAGACCCCTCAACATTTTTAACTAAAATTTCTGTTCTTTTTGCTGTTTCTGCTTGAAAATCAACCCAATTAGTTCCAGTTGCAGTAGATGATAAAACTTGACCGCTTGTACCTAAATCACCATCACTGTCTTTTATGCCACCAGACACAAACAAGTTTCCAGTTACATCAATACCAGTTGATATTACTGTTAGTTTATTACTGCCTTGATATTGTAAATCAATTCCTGAGTTTGCTGTTATATCTAAAGCTCCAGCAATTGCATTGATTTGACTATTTGTTCCATCTGTAAAAACTCTTAAATCAAAATCATTTGAAAATGGTCCTTTAAGATCTATATAACCACCACTTGAACCTCCTAACTCTATATAACCATACCCGCTTGAATTTTCAATTTCTAAATGATCATCAATATAAACAGTACCCGAAAAATCACCATCAGTAGCTTCTAAGTTACCTATAACTAAATTTCCTTTAGTATATCCACTAGCTGATGTATCAACAGTGGTTGTTGGCTCAACAGTAGTGCCTATAAATAATTTAAACTTGTCATCACTAGCATCATTAAAAAACCCTTTGTATTTAGTGCCAGTTGCTACATATTTACCAAACAATCCAATGTCTAATGTATTAGCTGTATTATCTTTTGCTAATTTTATTAGTGGATCTTCGACTGCTAAATCTTCAACATTTAAATAAGTCAATGTGCCATTAACTGTAAGATTGCCAGATATTATAACATCCCCACCAATTTTTGCATTCCCACTCGTATGAAACTGAAAATCTGGCGAAATACCAATACCTAATCTAGTTCCAGATAAATATAAAGGTGAATCATTACCTAATCCATCACTTAAAAGTTTTGGAGTTGATGTTAGGTTTGAATTATCACCAATTTTAATTATTGCATTATAAGTATCCTGAACTCTTAAACCGGTATATGATGTTGCCATAAGATCTTTTTTACAAATTTAAGCAATTTCGTTTACCTCTTTTTACCTTGCCCTTTGTACTTTTTTTTGTAACCTTTTTGACCTTTAGATGCGTTTTTTGAATGAACACCAGGGCGTTTCTTTTTTTGTCTCTCCCTATATATTTGAACTATATTTTTTGCCATTATTTATTTGCTTTTACAGCGGATCCATAATAAAATCCAAAAATTGATAAAACTATACCTTGAACAATACCTATTAAGTTTATCCAAACCTCTTTATTGCTTTCTGGGATTTGCAAATAAACAATAGCATAAACCATAAAACAAAAACACCCCAAACCAATTAATCCTGTTATAATATGCATGTAATCTGTTTTGCCTGTTTTAGAAATTTCAACTTCTCTTTTTCTAGCTGAATCCCTATCAGCAACCTCTAATTCATATAATTCTTTAATTTGTGAATGAATTAATTGTTTATCTTCAGGCGTTATTTTTTCATCTTTGTCAATTAGATTTTTCACCATACCTAGAACACCAGCATCCGGTAAAAGATTACCAGCAACTCCTAAAATATTTGGTGCAATATTTCCTAATAGTTTACCAACTTTTGTGTCTTTAAATTTCTTTTTATCACTCATTAATTATAAACTCTAAAATGTAAAACAATTAACAACAAATATATATTTAATTCACTAAAATCATTAAACTCATCAATTGGGTAATATTCTATCCCGAGTAAAAGTCCATTGGGTTGTAAAGTAAATCCAAAATCCATTATGATGTAGTTATATCTATATATTTTGTTTTGCCATTTTCTTTAATAGCTTTTAAACATCTTTTTCTATTTGTATCTGCATCTATATAACTAACATGAATCCAGGATGCATTGCCATTTTCATCTGGAAACTCAAATATAAGTTGATCAAAATCTAAATTTTCCTTTATGTAATTATACATATTATTGTTGCTCATATGACCATAATTATCATCAATATCAATGGCTCTGCCTTCACAATGCTGAGATTTTATTGAGCCGCCAATTGCTTTGTTTAAATCCTCACACCTAAAAAATGAATTAATTTTTATTGGACCGCCAACAGCTTTTCTAAGCGGTTCAAATACGTTTTTAGCAACGATCTCCATATTTTGTAGTTGGTATTCATTTGGTGTATTATGTATGCCTAAACGTAATGCTGTGACACTTCTTGTAGCTTCTTTATATGAAATATGTTCGCTTATTTTCATTTTTAGTCAGTTGATTGCCTATTATATGAAAATCTATATTGATCAATTACATTTTGTATAACAGATAAATCTATTTTTAATTTTAAAGAAATATCAGCATTCCAAACATAAATGGGTTTTCCATTTTTGATTAATATTAATGTAGGTACTGCTTTAATGTTTTGTTTAACTGAGGGTGCTTGATCTTCTAAATAACCATACTGAATTAAAACTCCATCTAGATTTTCAACATCTTTATAATTATTTTTTTGATTCCATTTAGCATTAATATGTATAATTGTTAAATCCTGTGCATTACTTACCGCAAATGCAAAGAACACAATTAGGGCAATCAATTTTTTCATTTTTGTATAATTTCATATAGCTTTTCATCTATTTTATCTAGTTTATTTGAGTTCTCTTCAACTTGTTTAGCAGTATTTTCAATAGTTTCTCTAATCAATTGATCTTTTAGATCATATTCAGTTCTTGATATACTCGGCTCTGGCAATTTTTTTGCTAATTCAATTTCAGCATTTAATGTAAAATACATACCAGCTAAAGATATTGCTCCAGCTACAATAATTCCTATTGACTTTAGATCTAGTGTTAACTCAGTATTTTCAGATACTTTACTCATTTTTTAATTTAATTTAATTGTTCAACTCTATTTGATAATTCTATTACTCCTTTAAAGTAAGTTCCGCCATCTGTATCTTCTTGACTGTAATTAACACTTTCCACATTACATGCATATACTTTAAAATTATCACTAGTCAAATCGAAATATCCACTTGTTCTAGTTCTTAACAAAGATAAGCAAGTATTTACTAACTGATTAGCGACTAAATCACCACCAGAATCGCCTTGATATTTAGTAACAATTTCTACTCTAGTTATCACCTCAATAGTAAAAGATTGTTGGTTTTGATCAATTTCATTAGTGGCAACACTATAAACCCAAATGTAGGGCGGATCGTAACTTTTACGCACCCTGTTTGTGACTTGAACTGGTTGACCGCTAACGTATTGAGTGCCTATTGCTTCAATTATAGCTAATCTTATATATTGCATTGGCTCTCTCATCTTATTTTACTATTTAATTTTGATTCTAATTTTTTTACAAAATCTCTAAATACAACTCTAGCTGGATTAAAAAAATATGGTTGAGGGTTTTGTTTTCTAGTTCCAAATTCAACAAAACTTGAATATTCCATTTCAGATACAATAGCAACATTACTTCCTTCTTTACTATAATTTATAGCAGCTTTTAAAGCACCTGTATCAACTGGAGCTTTTAATTTTTGTTCTTTTACAATATTAGCACTAGCTCTAGCAATATCAACTTGATCAGCATTTTTTACAACAATATTTAAATCTGTCAATATTTTATTAATATTGTCTAAATCTGTTTTATTAAATTCTAATTTACTTTTCATTAGGAAAAACTTACAGCTTCAATTGTTGTATAAAAATCTGGAGTGCTTTCAAACATATTTACAATTCTATATTTACTAGTATTATTTGGAAATTGCAAATAATATTCAAAATAATTATCAGGATTATCTAATGCTTTATTTCTAACTAATAATTTTATTTTTTTAGATTGTTTTCTACTACCATTTTCCGTTTCCATTTCGCCACTTACATATTGAACATTTGCCCATCTAGTAGTAATTAAAACTGGATCACTACTAAAACCACCATACCCATCGTTAGTTTGGTTTAACTTATAAAATTCAACTCTTGTATCTAATTTTCCTGCATCCATTATAAAAACATTGCTTTATATGAGTTTAAAATATCTCTAACATTTGTTGGGACTTCGGCTATATTTTTTCCAATTATAAAATCAGCTCTGTTGTCATAATATGTTGAAACTAATTGTAAAATAGCTTGTTCTAATAATCTATCATCTAATCCACTTGTTATATATGTAACTTTTACCTTATCAGCATAACCCCCATCAAGCTCAATAGTTTCATTATCTAAACCTAAAATAGTATAGTCAACAGCAATATCATTACTAGTTACACTAGAAATACTTTCAATTGGTCCAAAAGGCAAATCAAAAGTGCCATTAGTTTCATCCATGTAATAAGTTCTATTTTTTGCTACAATGTCTCTAGATATGTAGTTTTCGCACCAGATCCTAGCTTGAGTTATCATTTTAGCAATTATAACATCATCTGCATCTGTACTTATTCTAACATAATTTTTAACATCATTTTCTAAAACAATTTCACTACCAGTTGTAGAATTAATTTTAATTTGTCTCATCTTTAGTTAGTTTAGAATCAATCTTTAGTTCTTTAGTTTCTTTTTTAATTTTCTTTTCCTTTTTGTCGATTAATTCACCCCAACCCATTTTGATCCATTTATCAATTTTATGATCTTCAACTTCAATAATATCATTCTCTTTATAAATTTGACCGGCTTTTTTAATTTGGGTTAATAATTTAATTTTCATAACAAATATTTTTATGTAAAGATAAAAAAAAAGTGCCACTAGTTTTTAGGTAGCAGCACTTGAACTTATTTATGAAATCAAAGCAAAGTTATTGAAATTTTTTTTATACTTACCATTAATGTTAATCTTTAATGAAGATTGCCCTTTATTTGGTATTATAAAAAAGCCATTATTATCTACATCCCATAAAGCAAAATAGTCAACATATTTTTTTTGATAAGATTTTAAACCTGTTCGCCTTAATGTAATTTGTATGCTATTTTTAAGTCGTCTACGATTTTTTCCTAGATACTTAATTTGAATTTTAAATAAATTGCCATCCTTTTCAAGTATGCAGTCATAATAGCTAGAGCTTGATAATGGAGTTGACACGTTATAACCAAGTGAGATGGCGGTTGCTGCAAAATGATATTCAGCAAAACACCCTTTTTGATTATGTGTCATTGAATAAAAATAAAAAAAAACCAGCTGAGTTAACAACTGGCTTTTTCACAACCCCAAATTAAAACAAAACAAAATTATATAATTACAATGGGTGGGATTGTATTATTTGTCTAATTGCTTCAACATGCTTAAATACTAACAATTTTTTTATTGGTGGCAAATTTTCCCATGCTCTCATCTCAATAGAACTAGAAATAATTGTATCAGTATCTAATATTAGTATTTTATTATTTTCGTTGCTCATGATTATCATTAAATAATACTGATATGCCTAAAATACCCAATATAATAGCTGTTAATAAGTCATTTGACATATGTAATGCCCTAAACATTAAAAAGAACAAAATAAAAGCTAAAAAGTGTTTTAAATAGTTTCTATTCATTTTTAAATAAATCTTTTTGAACATTTGCCATTATACTAAATAAATTGTTGAGCTTTTCCCTTTGGTATCTATCAAATCTGCCTTGCTCTTTTGCTTTTTTGATTGTATGATTAAACCTTGCTTTTGCACTCATAATTAAAGATCTATCATTAAGATTAAACATATACCATATATTACTACATGGATTGCTATTAACCATTTCCAGTTGTCTGGATCTTGTTTTAAGAATTTTTTATACATATCAAACATATCTAAGTTTTTTAATTATTTAATAATTTCAGTTACAGAACTACGATACCAAAGATCTGGATTGCTTAATTGCATCTTAACATCTTTTATTTGTTGACTATATTTTTTTTTGTTTTTGCTTATAGACATAATTGCTAATTGTCTTTTAAGATTATTAACATATCTATTCATTTTAGAATTTTTAGTTTCGTTCTGTGTAATTATTAATTTCATACTCCAAATATAAAACTTTTTTTTTAATTACAAAATATTTTTTCATTTTATTTTATATTTATTTCACTTTACCCCATAAAAAAAGGGGTAATAAATACCCCTTTAATTATAATAAAAGTAATTATTATGGAGTTTCTAAAGCTGCTTTTGCAGTTGAGAATGAACCATTTACGAATGCATTTGGCAAGTAGTTTGTCAATGCTATTCTCTCACTTACTCTTACAGTTATGAAGCCATCTCTAACGTTAGTTCCATCTTCTCTGAAAAATTCAACATTTACGTTGTCTCTAATCCAAAGTTGAGTTCCTACATTAAAGTTTCCACATAAGAATGATCCAGCTGAAATCGCATTATTAATTATAACTGGCACTCCCATAAAGTTTGGCTGTAACCCAGAATACACTTGATCTTTAAGATAATTGTTTTGAGTATCTTTTAGTAATAAGATTTTGTGGAAATCTGTTGGGTGCAACATTATATAACTAGCTTGATAGTTAGATAAAGCCAATTGGTTTAAAGATGCAACAAGTACATCAAACTCATTAGCGGCTTCTACTGACTGATAGAACGCACCACCAGATGATACATCAAAATCAGCAGCATCAGTAATAATACCAGATAAATTAGGCGCAGTTCCATTACCAGATAAAATTTGAGTATCCTCAACACTTAATAATTTTTCTGGCGCTCTAGCTGAAATATAGCTAGTAAGCTGTGGAGTGTCTGCTAACATCTCTTCAGAAATTCTAAAGTAAGTTCCAATTTTTCTAACATTGCTGTCAGATGCAGTCATATCAAAATCAGATTGTGCTAATGTAGCTCCCTCAGCAGCTGGTGCAGCACCATTAGAATATCCTGATTCTTTAACGAATCTAATCACATCAGAGCTAGTTGATCCTTGAGGGATTAATTGTCTAACGTGAACTGGTCGAGTTGGATCATATTTGTATCCAGCAACTCTATCAGCTGGTATAACTTCACCAGTAAAGTCAGCACCAACAGTCATGTCAGCTTTAACTTCAAAAGATGCAGATCTTGAATTTCCTTTTACAAGGTTTTCAATAGCTCCATCATTTATTGACTTAATTAAGCCACCTTTGAAAGTTAGATTTTCATTAGATTTTGCTTCAAAATGTTTTTTGTTAGCAACTTCCATTTGATCTAATCTCTCATTAAATTTGTTAGCAAGGTTAGAAATTTCTCTTTTAAGAATTTCATCTGCCTTACCAGTAGCACTTTCTAGTGCTTGTCCATGAGCTTTTTCCAATTTAGCATCTATAAGATCCCCAATTTGGTCAAGCTGTTTTTTTACATTTTCTTCCATTTTAGTAAGAATTATTTAAGATTATTTAACAAGTATTTATAAACATCAATCTCATGCTTGACTTCAACTGGCTCAGTAGTTTCCTCAACTGGCTGAGTAGCATTAATGAAATATGTTTTGAGTTTGATAATTTCTGATTCTAGGGCATATCCCATATCATCTGAGATATTGCCTTTTCTAATTAATTTACAAATGTTATCATACCTTTTGTAAATCTGATCAATATTATTTGTGCCTTTTACATCTAATATTTTAGCTTGATCATTTGCTGCTAAAGTTACAGCACTAATTTCATATAATTTAACTTCCTTTATTTCTCTGTAATCACCTTTTTGCTCTTTTACTATTGGCATAATACCAACAGAGTTTTCAGTTATTACTCCAGCTTTCATTAGTTCAATAACATCTGATCCTAATTGAGTTTTTGGCACTTCGGCAACAAAAACTAATCCTTTGTCATCTTCATAAAGTTCTCTCATTTTACCTATCGGCTGCATCATATCGTGTTGATATAAATACTTTACTCTAGATCCATTTTCTTGTATTGTCTTTTGGTATGCTCCTTTTCTTATTACATCTTGATCACTATCCTTATTATCAAAATAAGATCCATAACCTTTTACTATACCATTTTTTTCATCAAAGTCAGAAATCACATCGCCAAGTGGAGCTGCTTTATAAATAAATTCCATGTACATATATTTTTTTGTAAAATTAATAAAATAATTTTTAATCCTTTGTAAGCTCATTTATAGCTAGTCCAACTCCAATATTAAATAACAGATCACTAGATGAACTAGGTTGATTTGACTGATCTGGATAGTAAATAGCTGAACATCTACAATTAACAACATTTCTACCAGATCCTTCACCTGGTCGCATCATGGCTTCACCACCTACAATAAAAGAATCTTTGTGAGCTACTTTTTGACCATTAGCGGCTGCATGCCATTCTCTCTCTCTGCCATCTAACGATGTTGACCATTCTTTAATCAAGTTTTCGCCAGGAAAAACAGTTAAGGCACTTTGCTCAACTCCATAATTAGCGGCTCTAGTGGTTTCTGTTCTAACTAATCTTTGAGCTTGATACCTTGAATATTTTTTAAATTGTTTTTTTAGTATTCTAGCTTTTTGATCATATCCTAAACTCATAAACTCAGGATCAGAAAATAATCTTTGAGTTATTTTAATTAATGTCTTTTTTGCAGTTCCACTAACTAAAACAACATTAGTTGCAGCAACTTGTTTAGCATATAATCCAAAGGCGGCTTGCCATTGAGTTACATACTCTTTACTATCAACACCTTTTGTTATGTATTTATCAAAAGTTCTAGCATACCATTTAGCAAAATGCATTGATGTATCTTGATATAATTCATTGTAAAGTTTATCAAAAAAATCTACTGTAAATAAATATTGATAGTTAGTGTTGCCAGTATTTAAAACATTATCAACACCAATATTGTATTCAGTTTGATAATATTTTGTAAATCTGGAGATATTTCTTTTTTCAGTTATAGTTCTTTGTTTTTCAAAAGCATCTCTCCATTTATTACTCATTTTCTATTTGGTTTAATTTTCTCTCAGAATAGGTTAGCATACTTTGACCACCCCATCCTAAAAAAGCCACATAACCTTTGTCTCTCCAAGGTGTGTCTCTATATTCTGGATTTATTTTGTCATAGCCACCACCTTTAGTTCTAGATAAAAAACTATAAGTTCTTTTCAAAGTAGATAAACTTAATGATTCTCTAGCAATAAGCTGATTCATTCTAGCCAAACCTACATTAGTCATCCCATCAACTTCATCTCTGCCATGCTCATCTATCCAGTTTTTAACTCTTTTTGCGTTGTTTGTTGCACTTTGTGGATAGTCATTAAAAGTTGCTTTAACTTCGATACTATCTTTTATTTCTATATTACTTATTGAATTTTTTTTTTCCTCTTGATCCTGTAAAGCTGGTTGAGGATCTTCAATATCAATATCATTGCCAGATACTGGAATTAAATTAGCTGGGATATAATAGTCATTTAAAATTTCGTTTTCATCATCAGCTCCAAAACTCATTGCAGCTCTTTTTTCATTTGGAGTTAACCACCATGCCTTAGCCATTTGATCTACTACTTTTTCAGTTTCCTCTTGTAATTCTGGTATAACACTATAATCAAATTCAATACATAAATTCTCACCATATTTAGGCGCAAGCCATCTATTTAATTCATCTGAAATTTTGTTTAGCTCAGGAATAACGCAATTTTGATACAATGCTTTTTTAGCTTCTTTTACGTTATTGTATGTTGAGCTTTCTGTATTATTTAAAAGAACGACCGGCACATTATAAATATTACAAAGATCTTTTATAGATGCGTTGTATTGTTCAATTAAACTTACATCACTTGCATTTAATCCAAAGTTTACCCAAGATAATTTTTTTGGAGTTATAATTATATCTCCAGCATTATTGCTGCCCTGAAAGTTTTGCCTGAATTTATCTTTTAATTGTTGAGCTTGTACTTCATTTAGATCACCTTCATCACTCATTAATACACCTCTAGCTGTTTGGTTTTGTAAATATTTTACTCCAGTTTGTACAGCTTCATTATTTGTAGTCATTGATCTTAAACCAGCTCTTAATGGAGATTGCCCATAGAGATGTGAGCCAGATCCATCAAAGTATGGATTAAAATCTTTTATATGACACATATGATCAGCTGGTATTCTAAATTGACCATTGTACTCAATAGCATATTCTTTTACTGGTTGCATTATACCGCCTGAGATAATTTCAATCAATTGACTAGGCATAACGTAAAGCTCTTTGTACTTACCGGCACCATTGCCAGTTTCTGGAGCAATTCCATAAATATATCTATTGCCAGTTAATTTACCAAATGCAATTAATTCTGTTATCCAAGATGCATAAGATTGCGCTGGATTTGGTCGATCTAATAATTTATGTAATTCAGTATCTTCTAGCTCAACTAATGCTCTCTTTTTTAAGTAATTTGATTTATGCATTACACTAGAATCTAAAGTACCGGTATTCATCGCCTTATATCTTTTGTAATCATTATCATTTACCTTTTCATAAACTTGAAAGGGTATTGAAGATGCTGCTTTTGCTATAATGTTTATTAGTGAATATACAGTTGAGTTTTTTCTATAACCCTCGTTAATATAAGTTGTATCGTTTTCAGGGTTCCAAACTATGCTTTCACCTAGCCAGTTATAAATAGCTTTGTTATATTCTTGAGCTGTTTGTTGAGCATTTTTAGTTAATAGGTTTCTGAATCTGTCAAAGAATGATGCCATTAAAATAAAATTTTATGTAAAAATACAAAATAATAAATTCTTTTATTATACAACAAAAAAGTCATTACGATTTCGCCACCTTGAATAAACGCAATATCTAATAGCGTCTAACAAATGGTCGTTTTGATTTGCTTTTGGTTTGTTAATTATTGTGCCATCTTTAAGCTCATCATAAATATATGATAATTGTTCTTTTAAAATATTAATTGATTCCTCACTAACATATATATCAAATTCTTTTAATAAGCTGATTGATGCATTAATACTTCCTTGCCCTTTCGTGGCTCCTTTTGCTAAAATTGACATTTGGCGAAGCTCCTCAACACTTTTTGGCTCAGCACTGTCGCAATACATTAGCATATCTTGTAGATTTTGCTCTTTAATAAATTCAGCAATATCTCTGTTTGTCATTCCTTTTTTATATATTAATTCATGTATGTATAATTTATCATTATGCCTACCAACTTTTACAATAGCTAGATTATCCTGGCTAAATCCAAAATCACATCCTAGCACCTCATCATCTATTTGTGGAAAATCTTTATATGGTATATAATTCCAATTTTTAAATATTTGTTTTTCACTAAATACAGCTCTTTGTCCCTCACCATATACTCTCCAATAATCTGGATCTCTGTCTCTTATCCTCTCAATTTCATTAATTAACTCTTTTGGCAAAAATTTATTGTCTTTATATGTAGATAAAAAAAGTTCAGCATCATCTCTCTCAGCTAAATCATATAAATAGTGTATCGGATCAGATGGGTTGAAATCAATAAATATTTTTTGCCTAGTTCTCATTACTAGTTGTTGATAATCTTCAAAAAACAATTCATTGCCCTCATTAATCCATAAAATATCTCTAGAACTCCCTCTTATCTTTTGTGCATCATCGGCTGAAAACATTTCTAAAGTATGCCCATTAAATTCAAATGTATTTTCCGACTTGTTATGAACCCCCAGCCAGTAAATACCTAATTGCTTAGAAATATGGAGAAAATCCCTTAAAACCGATCTTTTGAGTGCTGGGAGTGTTTTTCTAACTATGCTAATTGTCAAAGGTTCTTTTTGAGTTGTCATTAAGTACAAACAATATTGCATTAAGCTCCAGGATTTACCAGATCTTGTACCCCCTTGAAATATGTTTAATCTTTTATCAGAGTTTACAGCTTCATAAAATTGTTTATTGCAATACTCAGTTATTTTTTGTCTTTGGCTGGTGTCCATTCAATTAGTTTGCTTTCAATAGAGCCATCATGTTGTATTTCTTGTCGTTCAACATAACCTCTTTTTTTCCCTTTTGTTTTTAATAGGAATATTGTTGCAGTTGTATTCCCCTCTTGTATTTGTTTATGTAATTGGCTCTCTGCAAAATCTAATGTTATATCTTCAATAGATAAAACTTCTGCTGCATACTTAGGATCATTCTTTAACCAATTATAATGTGTTTGTCTGTCAATGCCAACTTGTTTACAAGCTGTTGTAACAACTGATAAACTTTTTTCCAATGCTTTAAGCATTAATCTTTTTTTATGTGTCGAAACTTGTCTATTTGCCATTTAACAAAATTACATAAAAAAAAGGGAGTTATAAAACCCCCTTAGATTACCTAATGCCAATAGCTTCCGCCTGGCTTTTTATATTAGGTTTTAATATTGTTCTTCAATTTTATCTAAGTTATAATATGCTTCTTCAATAGTTTCATAAAAACTTTCCTCTCCAGTTTCAAAATCAGTAACAAGATATTCAACATCTTGACCAAAAGAACTAACAAGAGTTATGTTGTTTTCTAAAGCTATATATACATAGCCAGAATTTTGATTGAATCCTACTTCAAAAATATCTTCTCTCGAACAATTTTCTGAGTATGATTCCCATAGTTTAGATAATGATTTTGCTTCTAAGTAAGCTGGATTTTCAAGGTTAACGTAATTCATAATTGTAATGTTTTAAATTCAATACAAATATAAAAGATTTTTTTTAATTACAAAAATTTTTTTTACTTTTTTTTAGTTTACTCTATACCTTTGAATGCTTTTAGAGGGTAAAAAACCAAAGTATTTCTATATCCATCTTCAAAAGTTGGTATAATTGGCGTTACACCATGCACATTTCGCCACGCTGGATATACTAGCATTGAGTTATCAGCACTATTTACAGTAGCACCATAATCTGGTACAGTAGTATGACCACCAGTTGAGTTTTTTCTTTTTGCTATGATAACATTAGCACATCCTACTAGGTTAGCAGCATCTCTATGAAAAGGCGCTGGAATATTGTAATTTGAAATACTACTTGTAAATAAGTTTCCAAACCTCCATTTTTTGCTAACATTTTCTGATATAATCTTTTTTTGTTCTTTATATAAATTTGGTGTTATTTCTTTTATTATTTTTTCGCTTTCTAGACACAAAAGCAACATAGCTTTTATAAATGTTTGTGCTGTTTTTACATTATGCACACTACTAATAGTAGCATATGGTCGCCTCATATGAGGTTTGGGTGGCACACTTCCTATGATTGTTGAATATTGTAAAACTTCTTTATCTTCATTGCCATCACCAAACCCACTTGATCTTTTCATCACACTTTTAGGTACTCTTTTAGATCTTAATTCTTTATCTGCAATATCAGCTAGTTGAGCAGCTTTTTTATAATTTTTTGATAAATCAGCTATATAGAAACCTATCGGCTCACCCTCAAAATAAAATATACTATCTTCTGTAACATTAGGTTCTATAGTTCCACATATATCACCTACTTTAACATTGTGTTCAATTTGTTTTAAATCTACTTTTTTCATTTTCTAGTTTTTCAATTAATAATTTACCTACATATATTTTATTCTCTCTAAACTCTTTTACTAAGTCGAAAGCTCTTTGGTAATCCTCTGCATCAAAAGGTATTTGTAATGCTTTTTTAACATTGCCAGTCATTTCATCTAGTTCGCCACCTAAATCAATATCATCTAAAATAGAATAATCTGGATTTTTATCAAACTCAGGTAAGTGTAAACCCCAGTCGTTTAATAATTCAGTATTCCATTCATTAGCTAACGTATCAAAATCCCAATCACCGAAACCTACATTATCTTTGATTATAAATTCTTTTTTTTGTTTTTCTGTCCAACCCTCTGCTGTATCAATCCACACCTCTTTTATTCCAGCAGCTTCACATGCTTTTAACCTCATATTGCCACCTAAAACAACCATTTTTTCATCAACTATAATTGGTCGCTTTTCAAGCATTTCTGGAAATTCTTTAATAGATTTTACTAATTTTTTAAACTTGCCATCTCTAATATATCTTGGATTATTAGGATTTGGCTTCAATTTTTTTATGCTAATTTTCTGTATCATGTTTGCTGTGTTTATTATACAAATATAAATTTAAATCCCAAATTTTACTAGATGCAATACTTTGATTTTTATATTTATGTGGAGATCTAATTAAATTTCCATTGTTATTAATCTCTATAAAACATTCTTTTTTGTATTGTATTGGAACTATATAAATTTTAATATTGTTTTCTAAACACCAGGATTTAGCTTCTAGATATTTATTCATATAAAAAGTTTTATAAGTAAAGCAATACAAGTAAAAATAACAAATCCACTAATTATTAATGCAACTAACACTAATAACTTTAAAAAAAAATTATGCAATTTTTTCATTCTGTACCAGATATTATGTCTTTTTTACTTGAATCATCAACAAGCATTGCAAACCCTAAGAATAAATAATTTAAAGCATCTGCATAGCGACTATCTATTGGCTCAGCTTGATGCATGTTTGGATCACCAGCATGGCTTAAAATAGCTTGTATGTGCTTATTAAAAAATACTGCCCAAACTTCCATAGGTGTTATTCCAATACTTTCGGCAGTTGATTTAAAGTTATGTAATACATCAATACTTTTGTTTGTGTATTCTGGTTGCTTAGCATCCATTATACCCTGAGCTTTGTCTAAGATATATTGTCTTGTTTCAATAAATTCTTTTTTATTCATAATATATTTAATTTAATTTTTTTTGCTATTGATTCAACTACATCAACAGTTACAGCGTTGCCACACATTTTATACCTTTGAGAATCTGATATTTCACCGTTTTCCAAACCTATTTTTGTCCAATCATCTGGAAAACCCTGTAACCTTTCACATTCTATTGGAGTTAATCTTCTAATAATACCAGTAGATTCGTTTATTTTATTTAAACTAGTAATGTATTCACTAGAACTTCCTTGCCTACCAATAGCTTCGGTTAGACAATTATGTGTTACTTTTTTATTATCAGTATATACACCCATATTACAAGCTGTATCTAGTGTTTGAGATTGTTTTTTACCAACTCGACCTCTTTTAGTAGTGGAACCGGGAAAAGCTAAATTAATTGAATCACCATGTTTAGCTTTTTCAAAACCTTTTTTTGTGCCTGATATAACTTTAATAACTGGTTGGCCGCTACCATCTTCTCTAGCTCTAGCTGATATTGTTGGTGATACTAAATCTGTTCTCGGTTCAAAACCCCTTTTGTCTTTATATGTTCGCCAAGTACCAACCTCTATTTTTTCTTGTGAAATTTTGTTACATTCATTAATGTAACTTCCTTGACTTGTTAATGCTGCATATCTTGTTGTGATTGTAAGCGAATCTGGGTTGGCTCTTGTTTCATTAACCTGTCTATTGTTTTCTGAGATAGGAAATACTTGTCCTCTACATTGTTTTGTAGAATATCCAACAAGGTAGATTCTCTCTCTATTTTGGGGTAAAAACCAACTTGTATTAAGCAGTTGCCATTCAATTCTATAACCCCCAATGTTGGCAAAGGTTTGGATAATTGCCCAAAAGTCGTTGCCATTGTTTGAGGAGAATGTTCCCTTAACATTTTCCCAGATAAAAACACTCGGTCGGCATTCACCGATGAGTCGTATTGCTTCACTAATAAGGGAGCTTCTAGCTCCTTGCATACCCCTACGTTTTCCAGCCAAACTAAAATCTTGGCAAGGTGATCCGAAAGTGATAAGGTCAATTTTGGGGAGTTGTTTCCCTCGAACATCTGTAACTGATCCGACATATTTACTATTTTTAAAGTTGTTTTTATATACATCTATTGCATACTTGTCAATTTCTGAGAAATAAGATTCAATTTCAAATCCAGCTTTTTCAAAGCCAAGATGAAACCCACCTATTCCACTAAATAAATCTAATTGTTTTAATTTCATAATTATTAAAATGGTACATTATCTTTTATTACTTGTATTTTCTTTTCGCCTTGAAATATCTCTTTGTAGATACCCCCATTTTCAAAATCTGGAGCTATCTCAAAATCCCCTAATTGTCCATTCTCTTTTCTTTTTACCTTTTCTACATGAACTCTAACGACATCACTTTTGTATTTTGTTCTTTGCCCTATACATCTATAAGCAATTAATCCATTATATGCTTTATTAAAAAAGTCGGCACTACCAGAAATATCATAAAGAGTAGGTTTTTTATATACACCACCCTCACTTTCAATTTTTCTAGGGTGGGCCACTAAAAATAAATGAGTGTTTGTTTGTTGACAAAATTGAGTTATTTGACTAAGTATTTTTCCAATATAACTATGATCTCTTTGGGCTGAATGATCTAACATATTCCATGGATCTATAACACAAACATTAATACCCTTTTGGAATACAAGCTCTTTAAATGAATTTAAAATACCTTTTAGAGTTAAGTTTTCCAAATCAATCTTAATCCAAAAAAAATGATCTTCAATAAAATCTTTGGTATTATTTAAATCATCACTATTGCAGTTTTTTTGATTTAATTTATTAGCTATTCTTTTTATATGTCCCTCATAAGGAAAACTCTCAGGTGAAAACATTGCACATCTAAAATCATGCTTAGTAGCTAAGTTGCAAAGTATTTGATCTAAAATGTCAGATTTTCCCGAGTTGGGTATGCCCGACAATACACTCCATTCCCCAAATGCTAACTTAAAGTAGTTATCAGATCCTGGTAAACCAATGGAGTAATTAGTTATACCATTCTCATTATAATTTAAAACATCTTGCCAAATATTATCAATATTTAAAACACCCTCTAATGGAAAGTTCTTAGCTTCTTTAATTATGTTTCTAAGGGTTTCAGCTCCTTTGTCAATTAAAACTTCATTAGCATCTTTATAATCACCAAATTCAACATATTTACACCTGTATTTTCCAAATCTTCTAGCCAGTTCATTTCTAAGTTGTAAACCAGCATCATCGTTATCGGTACAAAGTATTATCTCTTTTTTATTTTTAAAATATTGATAGCAATTATCTAAATATTCCAATTTTTGTGAACCTTTACTAGCTCCATTAGGCACTGAACAAACACTATACAATCCGGCTTCATGTAAACTTAGTGCATCCATTTCGCCCTCGACTATATAACATTTATCTAAATCTTTAATATTATCTATTCCATAAAAAATAAGTTCAGCTCCAGAAACTAATTTGAAATTCTTTTCGCCATCTCTATATTTTACATTAACAATTTCATTATTTCTGTAATAATTAAAATTTATACATCTTCTTTTGGCTTGAATTTGTGGCATAAATTCTAATGATTCACCAATTTTCCAATGTATTAAAGTTGGCTCAGTTATGCCTCTATCACCAAACCATTTAACAACCCTTTCGGCAATGTTGGAATTGACTTTCGGTGGCAAAACATATTCAACTTTTTTCTTAAACTTAATACCTACATTCCCACCCCAGCCGCAATTATGACAATTATATAACCCGTCATCAATATTAACTGATAAACATTCATCACTTTTATTTTTTCTAGTATGTGAACATTTTGGACATTTGGTTTTTACAGATCCACTTGATCTTTTTAAGTTAATACCGATGTTTATTAAGTCATTATAATGATTCATAAATAAAAAATTTCTTTAAATATAAAAATTTATTTTAAATATTTAATAAAAATAATAGTTCTTTTTTTGTTAATAGCTTACTTTTTTCAATAACATATGCCTTAACTCTAGTCATTCTTATATTGCAATTTTGGAATATGATATTGTTTAAACTAAAACCCTCAAAAGTATAGTTAGGATAATTACAAGTGAATAAAGCAAATATTTTACAATCAGTATTTGCATATTCTGGAATCATAAGTGGGTTATCTTTTCTATTTACTTTTACATCCACAGAATGTCCTAACCATTGGAGATCATAATCATCAGTTTTTAAAACTTTACTAGTATTATGTATTTTAAAATCTGGATATAAATTATTTTCCCTAGCAAATATAAATTCGCCACCAAAACCTACAATGTTTAATTCTATCATTGATTTTTCATTTACTGTTTTAGATCCATCCCAACCAGTTTTAATTTTATTATTATGTCTTTGTTCGGCTGATAGCTTTACAATAGCTTGTTCGTATTTATCTAAACTATAAACCTTACCTATTTTCATTTAATAAACGTTTTAAGTTCATCAATTTCATCTCTATTTAAAATTTGAGATAAATTAAATTCATTGAGTTTATTGTATTTAGTTATGGCACCTAATCTCTCTGAGCCATCTGGATCTTTATATAGTTTATATTCTTGTATGCCTTTTATTTTATAATAACATTTTGGCTTATTGTATTTCTTATTATTTTCTATAAATCTATGAATGTACATTATACCATTTTTATCATGGTTTCTAAGTTTTGTTAATGTCAAAAAATTATTTTTCCAAAAATCACTTTCCCTAGCATTTTTAACAGCTAAATAAATTTCATCTAAACTATATTTATCTATTCTAACACATCGATCTAAACAAACTTTCCAATTTTTAATTTGTGTCTCAGTTTTTGGATGAAATCTAGGATCAAATAAAGCAACAAAATGAGGGAATGCTTTTTGCATTTTCTCAGTTTGTGTATTATTACTCTTTATATTATTATCATTATATATATTAATATTACTTTGTGGTTGATTTTCCGGCATCGGTTTTTCCGGTTTCGGTTTTTCGGGTTTAGGTTTTGCTTTTAGTATATAATTGTAACCTTTAAATTTACCTTTATCAGTAACCTTTTCCCTAACTAAATATCCGGCATCAATAAGCTCATTTAACTTCCCAGCAATAGCGCCTTTTGATTCTTTAAATTGCCCACAAATAAATTGTATTGTTATTTCTTGATCAGCAGTGTGAGAAAATAAATAAGCATACAAACCAGTAGCACCAACTGAAATACCTTTATGCCTGAATATATAGCTAGGTATAATAGTAAAGTGGTCAAACTTTTTAGGTTTTAAAATCTTATTGTATTTCATAAATAAGTCGCTAAGTAATAAAATTATTCTCTATCTATCAAACCTTTTATTCCATCACAAAATGTTTTCAGCTCTCTAAAAGTGTCAAAAAATTGATTATAAGTAATCTCATCATCTTCATACATAAACCATAAAAGCTCCATTAAAAGATCAAATTCAGCTTCACTTGCAACCCCTACAAACTTATAATCATATTTAAACCCATCAGAGCTAGATTGAGTCCATCTTACTTTTTGATTTTTTTCCTCAAAATATATATTTTTTGATCTAGCCATTATTTGTTGTTAAAATATTTATCTATAATTTCAATACATTCATCCAAATTATTACTCCAAACAGCCATCCAATTCTTTTTTTTAAGCTCTTTAAGCCACTTTTTTTGATTTTCAGTAGGTTTGTTATACCCAACTTTTAATTCAATGGCTAAACCATTTTTAGTTTCATTTGGATCAAAAATCATTACATCTGGTATTCCAGCTTTAGTTCCTAAGTATTTCATTTTATATTGTTCAAATCTAGTTCTTTTACCCTCGTTAGCTACATGAGTGTAAAGTGCGCCTGGATATTTTAAACCTATATATCTCATAACTTGATTTTGTAAAATGTCCTCTTTTCCTAAATACTTTGCATATGGATTACTTTTCATAAAGTTTTTTTACAAAATTAAAAAATATTTAGTCAGTATCAGCCATAATGTAAATAACTCTTTTCATTTCTTCATTTTCATCCAATATTTTTTTATACTTTTTTTCTAATATCTCTAATCTACTTTTTAAATGTTCACATTGCATTAAATAAAAATTATGATCTGTTACTAACTTTTCAATGCTTTTACCATTTTTATTTTCAACATAATCTCTCTCAGCTTCTTTTATAATTTTATTATATAATTTACTTTTAACAAGATCATGTTTAATTATATAAGGTAATTCTCTAATACTGTGCATTACTGTTGCATGATTTTTGTTTACTGATTCACCAATTTTTGCAAAACTCATTTCACCAAATTTTCTGCATAAATAATAATAACAAGCTCTAGCAAAAATATAATCATATTGCCTTGTTAATTTATCAATTTTTAATTGAGTGTGTCGTTCAACTATCTCTTTGTATTTTTCTATTTTTCTGTTATAAAATATATGATCCATCTTTGTCGTATTTATACCAATGATAACCTGGCATAATACCAGATTCTAAATAAAGTTTCCATTTTGAAAATGCTTGTTTATAGGCATTTCTGCCAAACTCAATAATCTCATCACTTAAAGTGTAAACCTCAACTGTGTAAGGGTGAGTAGTTGTAACTGCTATAAATTTAAAAGTATCGATACCACACATATCCATATAAAATGCAGCTTGTAAATGATACGCCCACTTATAAATGTCTCTTTTAAATGCCTCTGGGGAATTATCTTGACAAGTTTTAACATCACTAATAAAATTAGATATTCTATTTATGCAATCTGGTCGAACCCTAACATCAATACCTTGATATTTAGTATAATGAGATAATTCAATTTCGCCTTTACAATATTTCTGAGCTAACTCATGTTGTCTGAAATTACCTAATATAGATTTTATTATTTCATGAGTGTCCTCATCAATAATTATTTTACCTTGAGATAAATTAATTTGTTTTTCATACTCCTCTTTTCCAGCTTTAGTTCTTTTATTAATTTTTTCAATAACATGATAAATATCATAAAAATCATCTGGCTCTAGTAATGCTTGATGAACAGCAGTTCCTAGTGACATAGCTGGAGTTTCTTTGTATTGTTGATTAATTAAATGATATACAGATTTCTTATATATCGTTTTTAAACCACTAGCACTTATACTATCATGTGAGTGGTATTGATCGTTACTATCTTTAATTACTTTCATAAACTTTTACTCTTTGTTTAACATGATTTTGTATAGCTTTTAATAAATCTTTTTTTTCTTGTTCGGTTTCCAAACGTTCTGGTAACCTCATCCACCAATAATTTGATTTTTGTGGAAAAAAAATATCCTTAATTAAATTCCCAAATCTTCTCATTGGTCGGTAAACTTTGTAAACTTTATTAACTTTCATAATTTTTAATTTTTAATTTTTACCACGTTTCTAATAAGTTATAATTAGTTTGATCTTTAATTATTAACCCACCTTTTTTATTGTCTCTGATCCATTGATCAGTTTCATTTATGTTAAACATCCAACCCCTACCAGTTAAGATCCCTGGCATACCTTTTTTTCTATATTTCAATATAGTTGGAACTGACAAATTATATCTTAACCTTAAAACACCTTTTGAAACCCACCATTTATTTTTCCACTCCATTTTGTGTAAAAAACCCTTACGATAATGCTTATATAAATTTTCTTGTTCAATTTCATCTGATGTTTTATCTTCTATAACCTTTGTTGAATTTTTCATATTAAACATTTTAAATAATTCTTTAAAGTTTCTTTTACCATCTTCTGACATTTTAGGATATTCATTTTCTAAATCATACAATATTAATTGTAATTTAATGTACTCTGATAACACGTTTTTCATAAATAAATTTTTAAAATTAATTTTTAAATTTAAAAAATATTTTTAATAAAACAAATTAATTATAAAAAAAAAGGCATGAAATAAATCATGCCCTCTTAATTCCCTTTGTTTGCCAGTATATTTAAAAGGGTAAATCATTGGCTTCATCACTAGCCACACTAACTGTTGATTCTTGTTTGGGTTGCCATGAATTTATCTCGCCATAGTATTTTCCACTTTGAGATCTTTTAAGATCAATATTTACCCAACCATTTTTAGTGTGTTTATCTAAAAATGATTTAAACTCATCAACCTTTACACTAAGGTTACCAATTACAAAATCTGGTGCATTGTCATTTCTTTTGACAATTAAACCCTCTGTAAAAATTTTCTCGTTACTTTCCATATTATTATAAATTAAATTGATTATTGATTTTTTCTCTATATTCTTTTTTCATTTTAAAATTTGCAATAACTTTTTCAGCTTGCTCTTTTGTGCCTTTTAGTGTTGCAATTAATTCTGATTCTTTTAGCCAAGATTTATCATCTTTTGGTTGGTTGTTTACAGCTGTTTGAACCTCATCAGCTGATGCTATTGCAGTATCAATACCAATACCTAAATAACCTAATGCCCTACCTAAAGCACTAGTAAAACCATTTTCAACAAATGATGTTTTGTTTATATAGCTTGAATCTCTATACTCTTGAGCATGAGCAACTGCCATTTCAAATCCATCTGTATTTAAAATAGTTACTTTAAACAACCCTTCTTTTTCATCTAAAGACACTACATCCTCAGATATTCGCCAACCTTTATATTCAGGTTGAGATCTAAAGAATATCAATCTCTCGTTGACTGTAATATATTCCTTACCTTTAATGTTTACTGATTTCATAAATTAAAATTATTAAATTAAACGATTTACACTAAACCCAGTGTTTTTTAGTTTTGTAATGTCATCAACAGTTAACCGCCCTGGGTTTTCTATTTTGCTTTTAAGTGTTGGCATTGTACATCCTAAAATTGTACAAATTTGGTATCGCTTCAAACCTAGTCGTTTTAGCTCATTCCTAAAATGAATTTCAAATATCATATATAAATTTTTATACAAAAATAAAAAAATATTTTTAAAAAAAAGAATTATTTTTAATTTATTTTGCAAAATGAAACCCCTAAAGTGTTAGGCACTAGAGGGGTTTCGCAGCAAACAAGGAAAAGAAAAAAGTTTAAAATGTTGCTTTAAAAGTACTACTAATATCATCATCTTGATTCGGTATGTGCATTATAACTTCATATGTATTTCGTTTTACATTATAAGTCATTGAATCAATAATACAACTGACCGGTTCTCTTAAAACAGATGAACCAAAATCAATCCATATTTTATTTTGTAAAGCCATTGGATCTTTTTCTAAGTTATATAATTTTCCTTCATATCTAACAAGCTGAGTTCTATAATCATTAAGAACTTGTTGAGTTACTATTTTTTCCATAGTTGTAGAAAAACTAGAATTATTATCTCTAGGTCGAATTATATCAGGTGTACTAGACAAAGCATTAGCATAATTATTATGTGAAAGCTGTAAATCTGTTATTTGTATATTACCAGTTAAATTACTAGATGTTCTTGTCCTTCTATATATAAAATCATCAATTTTACCATAAAAGTCAGTTCTTTTATCACCATCTTTTCTGTCAAATTCTAAAGTAATATTATCATAATACAAGGCATTTAAACCACCACTATTTTGTACATATGGCTCATATAAATCTAAAACTAAGTTTCCAGAGTAAGGAAAACTACCTAAGTCATAAGAAAACTCTTGCCATTTATCAGGATCTTCATCTATTGATTGAGTGTTTATAACTGCTGTCGTTGTCCAGCTTTCTGAGCTATCATTCCAATAATATGTGGGATCTAATGGCGGAATGGGATTATTATCCTCTATTCTTAATTGCCATCTAAAATTAACTTCACCATAATTTGAATTAACATCAAAATAAGTATTTATTTTTAAAGTATGTCCCAAATGTGTTGAGTTTACCACAGACACATCACCACTAGTTAATGTTTTTCTAGTGTTTGTGCTAGTTTGTACCTGTGAATTTTTAAAACTTTGATTGCCTTGTTTTGCAAAATCATCTGATATTTCCCCAGGTGAAGTTGTTGATGTTGAAGTATATGTACTCCAAAAAGTCAAACCATTTTCAAATCCACTATTTTGTAATTGATTTGTTTCAAGATATTGGGATGTTTCATGAGTTATTTTAACCTCGTTTAATGGTCGTAAATATTCTTTAAATAAAGTATTGTCAAGCGGTGTCAAATCAGTTGGCAATTTTCTTAAAACTTCTATATTAGATGTTGATTGATAAGTGCCTTGATAATTATATACAACAAATTTTGGCAACTCAGTTCCATTATTAACAAGGTTAGCTGTCTCCAATGCTCTAATTCCTGTTGGTAATGTTCCACCGGCGGCGGTTGATGCAATACTGTCTTTAACAGCTTGCCCACTATAACTTGAATTATTTATTATATACCATCTTCCTAAACTTTGAAAAATCCTAGCATTTGTAAATTTTAATATTTGTTCTAAAGTATGTTTTGCATTGTTAATTCCTAAAACATCTTTTTGTAAAGTATATGGGTTTATAAACATTACATCGTAAATTGTATATTGTGTGCTTGTCGGATTTATTTTATGTATATCTTGACTTACATATATATCTAAATCTAAATTTAAATTATCAAGTGTTGATGTAATCCATTGTCTAGCTGAAAGTGAGCTATAAGAATCTTGATACAATGTCATATCAAAAGAATCTAAAGTACCTAATCCATCAATTGCTCTTAATGTTATTGGAAAAGGTTTTGATGTTATTGCCTCTCTAAATTGATCATTTACAAGCCAACCAACCCAAAATAATTGATAATTATTAGATGAATCTTTGTAATATATTTTAACTTGATATTCTCTCTCATCATATTCGTAAAAATTATCATAACTAACAGAATCAGTTACAAAAAAATTTAAAGTACATTGAGATCCTTTTATTGGTGAATAAAAATCGTCATCACCCTCCCAACTTATTATACATGGCTCAGCACCACCAATAATATCATTAACAGATGCAGTATAATTTTTTTTTAATATTTCTATTTTTTTGCCATTTTCTAAATCATCAGAAAACTCTAATCTATATTTAACACCATATGCCATTATATAACTCTGTTTCTATTTTTTTCAGCTCTTTGTAAAGCTACTACTAGATCTTGACCTCTTAATGCAAATTGGCCACTTACATTAACTTGAGATTGACCTCTATCCCCTATTATACTTTTTAATTTATCTAGAGGAGCTATAACCTCTGGATTTGATCTAGCTCCAGGATATTCGCCAACTAAACCAAGAGTTGGTGTTGATACGATTCCACCTTTAGCAAATGCCTTAGCACCACCACCACTTCCCATACCTTCAGCAATTTTAGCCGATTTAGATTGAAAAAATGAACCCAAAGCCACTAAAGCAATACCAGCAGCAATAGCAACAAAAGGATTTAAACTTTTTAATGCTTTTTTTATACCTTCTAACGCAATACCAATACCAATAGCCATTTTACCTACTTGAGTTGCAACTCCACCCAAAGTACCCAATAATACAGCTCCTAATTGACTACCTAAACTGCCACCAGTTGCAATAGCTTGACCTAAAGCAGCTCCAATACCAGTTGCTAAATCTTCTAAGCCAGATTCAAAAACATTTCCTAATTGATCATTAAAAATATATGCATTGTTTAAATATTCCCTTTGACTTTCAGTTAACAATTTACCAGTTTCAATTAATTTGCCTTGTAATAAAATATTGCCATTTCCAATACTTTCAGCTAAAGCAGTTGCTGGATCTTTTCCCATTTGTGCAGCACCCACAATAGGTTCAATAGTTTTAGGCGCAGCACCTAAACCAGCATTAACAGTTCCTACTTGAGATCTTTGTTTTGCATCATTATTATCTGTTATTGCCTCAGTATTTTTAATAATGCTTTTGGTTTGTGTATCTATTGTATCTATATTATTTTCAGTTTCCTCATCTAATTTTTTTTGAGCTTCTGCTTGATCCATTAATTGTAATGCAGCAAACTTAGAATAAGATCCACCAGATTTAATAATATTTTTAAATGTTTGCCATTTGCTAATAAGTGGAGCGATTTTATTTCCCATTGAAACTAAATAGCCAGTCAATGCAACAACAGCAGTTGCAACAGCAACAAAAGGATTTGCCATCATAACTACTGTTAATTTTGCAAAACCACCTTGAATAGCAATTAAAGCAATTTTTAAAGTTGCAAAACCACTAGCCATAATACCAATTGCGGAAGTTAAATAACCAATAGTTAATAATAGTGGTCCAATAGCTGAAACTATTAACCCAATTACTACTATTATTTTTTTTGTTTTATCATCTAAATCTATAAATTTTTTAACAAGTGAATTTGCATATTTTACAATATTAGTAAATGCTGGCAATAATATTTTACCAATATCCGCTCCTAACTCTTTTAAACCTTCCGTGAATATTCTCATTTGGTTTGCCGCACCTTCTTGTGTTCTTTGAAAATCCCCTTGTGCATTACCAGTTTGTGCCAAAATATATTGGTATCTTAAATTCACTTTTTCAGCTTGTGTCATACTTTTGATATTCTTTTGAATACCTTGCTCCATAGCAAATTGTATTAAGTTAACCTCAGTCATTACAACGCCTAATCTTTTTAATGATTCTGTCTCACCAGTAAATACACCAGCTAAAGCGGTTGTAGCTTGATCAATACCAATATTTTTAAAAGATGCTAAATCACCAGCTAAAGCAACCATTGAAGTACTCATATTAGCAGCAGCATTTTGTGAAATTCCCATTGAAGTTGCCATATCACCAAAAAGGGCAGCCATATCTAATGCTGATCCCTCTGCAATACCAAATTGTGTTAAAGTAGTTTTCGCAAACTCTTTAACTTTATTTGAAGATTTACCAAAAGATACATCAACTTTGTTCATGCTCTCTTCAAAATCACTAGCCATTTTTATAGCTGCACCACCAGCAATAGCTAATGGTAAACTTATTGCAGAAATACTTTTCCCAACTGCTTGCATTTTTTTACCAAATTTTTGCAATTTGGTGGAAGCTTGTTCAAAACCAGTTAGCTGTAAATCTAATCTTAACTTTGCCATGAATTATTTTTTATCAAAAATACAAAAAAAATAAGCCACCTATTTTGGCAGCTTTAGTTTATCAACTTTGTTTTTAAATTTTAAAAATTGTTCTTTAGTTGACTTTGGTTTGCCTCTACCTAAATAAACATCTTGGGGCAAAGGAAATAATTTATCTGGAGTTATCATTTGAGCTTTTTTATTACAATTTACATTAAATAACATAGCTGCTAAATATCTAGTTTGCTCCCATTGTAAGTTAGTTTTGATCATGTAAGATTCACCAAGTAAATGATTTTCCTTCCAAGTATTTTGCCAAAAAGAATCTGGATTTATGCCAACCTGACCAATATAAAAATCTAATAGAGAATCCCAATCAAGTTGGCTACTTACTTTCCCTCTTGAGTAGGTTTTGTAGTTTTTTTAATATTTCTAGCAATACCCATGTTTAAATCATTGCCTAATATTCTTGATTCCATCATAGAACTTATTACATCTGTAAAAGTTTCCGTTTTTAAATCTTCAAGCCACATACCAACTTTAAAAATATTATAATCAATCTCATTTCCTTGTTCTTGATCGTTAGCTAATAAACCGCTGTATATTAAAGCCCTTATAGTACTAAGAGAAATTCCTTCATTAAATACATCACCTATTTTATCTATTGATACATTTAATTCATCAGTAAAGTTTGACCAGAAATTCATTGAAAAATGCATTGTTC